CTATTCTTTGCCCAGCAGCCAGTCCACGGAAACCTCCAGAACGTCCGCGATCACCACCACCTCAAAGTCAGCCACAAACCTGCCGCCGTTTTCGATCCTGCTTATCACGTCCCGCTCCACAATGACACCAGCCAGTTGCAGACGCCGGCAGAGATCAGACTGTGACAGCCGCGCCCGCAGGCGGGCCTCCCGGATCCGGTCACCGCATATATTTCTTTTCCCGTGGAAATCATACGCTTTCATGGGCAGCCCTCCAGGCGCGTGGTAATGTTCAGCAGTTTTCTTGATATTAACACATAGGTTTCCACGAACCCGTGTTAATAATCAGCACCGAAAAATATTGAACACTCTGGAGGGCAAACGCCGAAACGCCCCCGGCGCTGTGTGCGTCGGGGGCTTATGCTTTTTATTCTCCCAGGATCTCCGCCGCCAGGCTGTCCATAGCCTTTTCCATGAACTCGTTAAGGCTGAACCCAGCAGCTTCCGCCGCTTTCTGGTATCTCTCTTTTTTCCCTTTCTTCACAAACGGGTAAAGACGCTCATAATTCGCGGCGTTATACTTGTTCTTTGCCTTGGTCGCCGCCGTCCCTGTTTTCTTTTCCATGGGATCGCCTCCTTTTTCTGTATTGTATCAGATTATTTCAACTTACGCAAGTATATAATATATACAAACTCACGCAAGTATATTTGTGCAGTATTCCGTCTTGCTTTTTTCTTACGCAAGTATATAATAATAATCAGAAAGGGGGTGGTTGATATGGCAAAGAAAAAACGCCGTCGGCGTAGACCGACGGCGCAGGCCAGAAAACAGTTAGCAGCTGACATTCTGGCAGGCACAATCTCCGGCCTTATCGTTCTGGCGGTTCAAAAACTGCTGAACTGGTAAAGGCCAGGGGTGCGGAGGCCCGAACCTCCGCACCCCAAATATAAAAGAAATCCATCAAAATGTCAATAGGGAGGGTTTACCATGAAATACTTGATCCTGCTGGCCGTGTTTGTGGCGGTTTTTGTCCCGCTCCGACGGCTGTTCCGTAAACTATTCAACGGGAGGAAATGAGAATGGAAAAGCAAGCGAAAGTTTCCCCGGCGGTTACGCTGGAGGCGGTCACGGTCCCGCTGGCTGACGGGCGGCGCGGTGTGGTGTTAGTCCTCACCGATGAATACAGCAGAAAAACAATCATGCGGGCCATGCCTGCCAGCAGGTGACCCGCAGAAGAACCCCGACGCCAGGGCGGCGCCGGGGTTCCTTTTTTATTCTGCTGCGGTGGCCTCCGCCGCGTCCGCCGGTTCCTCCAATGCGGGCGGCGTGGTTCCGCCGGTCTGCTCCGGCGTCCCGCTCGTTTTGCTCAAAACCAGCTTGGACAGCTTGGAAAAAACGTCTTTCGCATACAGCACATAGGCCGTCACCATGGCCAGGTTGGCGGCTGTTGCCACGTTGACCGTTTCGCCGTCAATGTCGATTGCCACAATATCGGGGTTCAGGCGTCCCGCTACATAGAAAGCGACGAAACAGGCGGCAATAACGATCCCCTTAATGACGCCGTTCCGGCATTTGATACGGTCGAAAGTCCCGTCAAAAAGGGCGTTCAGGCTGCCCAGCACGACGTTGACAGCCACCAGAAGAACCAGGCCAATGGCCAGGCGGATAATAGTCTGTTCCATTTTTACCTCTCATTCCTGCCCGGTGCTGTCCTGGCCATTTTCGTGGCACCGCGGAAATGGGCAGCTTTCGCATTGGCTCCGATCACAGGGGATCGAACCGTCCCAGCGTACCAGGGCCACCAGCCAGGTGACCACAGCGGCCAGGGAAAGCACCCAGGCCAGCGCCTTGATAATAACCATTCCAGCACCTCCGGCAAAATTATTTGTTGATGGTGATAACCTGGCCCACATGGATCAGGTTCGGATTTTTGATCCCGTTGTCTGCTGCCAGCTTGGCCACAGTGGTGCCGTACTTCGCGGCGATACGGGAAAGGGTGTCCCCGGCCACAACGGTGTACTTGACGGCGCCGCCGGGCAGGCGGAGGACCTGGCCCACGCGGATCAGGTTCGGGTTTTTAATGCCGTTGATCTCCACCAGTTTGGCCACGGTGGTGCCATGGGCCGCCGCAATACGGGAAAGGGTGTCGCCGCTTTTTACGGTGTATGTACCCGCCGCCGCCGGGGTCGTCGGCTCTGCGGGCTTGTCCGCCGTCCCGCCGGACGTGCCGCCCAGCTTCCGGGCGATCATGTCAAAGTCCGGGGTAATGAAACCGCGGATATACCGCCCGTTCACTTTCACGGTGCGCTTGCCCACCTTGCCGCCGTTCATGTTGCCCTCGGTGACCACAAAGGTGCCGCCGCCCACCTGGGTGACAATGCCGATGTGATCCGGGGCGCCGGTGTTGTCGGCGGTGGCGTAGTTGGCCCCGTCCTGCCAGTCATACACGCAGGCGTCGCCCACCTTGGGGGTGTATGCGTCGTTCTCCGTCCAGATCCCTTTTTTCTTGGCGATCTCGACGTACTTTCCCACGCCGCACTCCGTCCCGGTGTACTCCGCGATCCCTGCCTTGATGTACGCCGCGGAGGTCGTGGTGGCACAATGGGCGTCACCCACCTGTACGCGGTAACCTCTTGCCAGCGGCTTGTGGTTGTTGTAGATGTTCAGGATCTCCAGGTGCTTGGCGCTGCCTCTGGTTGCTCCGTCCCATGCGTTGATAATGTCCGCCACCTTTCGGCGCAGTTCGTTTCCGGTCATGTTTATACCTCCTCACAGGCCCGCGTCCGGTGGTTCGCCGGTGCCCGCGGGCGGTTCCTCCGGGGGCGGCTGGGTGCCGCTCCCGCTCGTTCCGACGGCCTCCGCCGCCTTGTCCTTGTTGGTCTTGATCCAGCCCATGACGCCGTTTTCCAGGCCGCACACGCCGAACACGCAGCCGGTCAGCGTGGCAGGCTCGGATCCGGTATGCCAGAAAACCACCAGATCGGCCACCGTGTACGCCACCAGGAAAACCGCTTCCAGAACCAGGATCTTGTCCATGGTGCCCATTTTCTTTTTAGGCGGCTTCCGTTCCTGCCGCAGCGTCCGCAGACGCTTCCGCAGGTGCTTATACGCCAGCCGGGCCACGAAATAGCCCAGGAGGGCACCGGCAGCCCACGCCGCCGCGGCCACAATAAAGATTTTCACGGCTTCCTCCCATTACAAAAAATCGTCCGTTTCCACGCACTTGCGGTAAACGTCCAGGATCCGCTCCGTGGTCACTTTGGTTTTGTTGTTCTTGAAATCCTTGTGATCCTTGCAATAGATTTCGTAGGCGTCAATATCGGCCAGGATCTGCTCAAAATGTTCCTGACTGTGCCGGGTGCCGTGTTTTACTTCGTCCCCGAACCGCAGGATCCGGTAACGGCAGTTTACGGCCTCCTGCTCTCCGTCCGCTTTCCTCATGGCCTGCACCTCGGTTTCCAGCCTGTCCACCTTGGCGATCACTTCGCTGTTGATCTTCCGCCCCAGCCAGGCCAGAAACTTGGAAACCGGGTTGATCTTCACCGGTGTAATTTCGATAAACACGGACACCAGCGCCACCACGGTGACGCCGCCAGTCAGCGCCTGGCCCATGCTTACGGTGGACAGCGTTTCAATTAGTTTTTGCACGGATCCACCTCCCCCATGGCGGTATCGTAGTCCCGCCGAACCGTCGCCATTTCCTCCTCATACCGGAGGGCGTCGCGCTGTCCCAGCTGCACCGCCATGGCCTTGGTGATTTCATTCTGGCGGTCAATGATCTGGCAGAGGTCCGCCACCAGTTTCATATAATCCATGGCGGCGTCACCTCCTCGCACCGATCAGCCCGGCGACGTGTTCCAGGTCTGCCATGTCCGCCTCAAAAAAGGCGTGTCCCCACAGCCAATAATCCGCATGATCCGGGTGGCGTAATTTCTGCGCCTCCGGGTCGCTCCACAGGAGATCCCAGCGCATTTGATGGCCGGCGTCTTTCCGCTCCAGCTTGGCCGTGATGGCGCCGATCAGGGCGCCGCGGGCTTTCCCGTTTCCGTCGTCATTTCGTGCAAAATAGCGGTGTGCGCTCTCGCTGGTGACCGCGCACAATGGGCGGCCATTATGTACCAGAAACCCGTCCACAGCGTCCACAGGCGTACCATACCGGAGGTTTACGGGGCCGTTGATACTCACAAACCGCGCTCTTTTTCTTACGATGTAGGCAGCGCCCACGGCTTACACCTCCGTCCACCCGTACACGCCAGGCTCCCACACGTTGCTGTCCACGGTGCTGGTCCAATGCTTGCCATTGTGCGACACCTTGGCGTCCTTGCTGTATGCGTCATGTGCGCCAACCGGCTGGGACCATTCCGGCCATTCCTCCGCCGGATCGGAAACCGGCGTCCAAAGGCTTGCGGTTTTGTCCGGCGTCCAGTCCGCTTGTGACGTATGGGCCTGAACGCATTTATACAGCTTCCCGTCCGTATATCTGCGGATCTGGCCCACGGTATAGGCCACCGGCACCGCCCACGGCGCGAAAAGGTCCGCGTGTTCCGCCGCCGTTGTGGCGTCCACGCTTCCGGCCTCCGCCATTGTGACGAACACGATCCCCGTAGCGTCTGCCGCCTTGGCGATCTCCACTCCCGCGTCCGTTTCTTCCAGCATGACCGTGATTTCTGCCCCCGCCATGTCAGGGCGTCCCAGGAGGTGGTAAACGGTGCCGTTGTGCGCGATCCCCGTGGCCTCCGCCTCCGGGCACAGCACGAAACAGCCGTTTTCCGCCTGCTTGATGTAGTTGGGGGCCTCGGTCATGGCCACGGTCGCCCCGTCTTTTGTGATCTTGAACATGGTTTACACCTCCGTTTTGAAAATCGCATAAAATAGCCGCCGCAGTTTCAGCACCCTGCCGTGATCGTTGAAGTTCTCATAATAGGAAATCGGTGTTTGCAGCCATTGGGCCACCTGCTCCACCGTCATTTCACCGCTGGCCACACGCGCCTGGAAAAGCCGCAGTTTCCGCCGTGCCCGCTTCATGCCGTCCCGGCAGCCGTGGATCTTCACGGCGCCGGTGTCCGTCACCTGAAACTTTGCTTTGCAGAACCGGAACGGTCTGGAGAACGGAACCACTTTTGACTTTCCGGCGTTGACCTGCAGGCCCATGGCCTCCGCGTGGCCGATCACGTCCGCCGCGGTCACCTCCGCCGCCTGCTTCGACGGCAGAATGGTGTAATATGAACGTAGGCCATGGGTGCCTCCTTTTCTGCTGCTGGTCGCTTTACTAATCACTCTTACCGGCGCTATACGGGGCCGTGGCCCCGTCGCTTTTTCCGGCTTGTATTCCGTCCGGGAACCTGATATAATATAGGTATATCGGACGGTTTTCCGTCGTCTATATTGCCACCTGCGCCGTGTTGACAGCACCGGGCGCAGGTGGCTTTTCTTTTTATGCCAGGTAATCCTTGGCCATTTCCAGCAATTCCGCCGCGTGTTCCTGGTCAATGATTTTGACCTTGCCGGGCTTCTTCGGATCTGCGTCGATGGCCCAGCACGTTTTATTTGCCAGTATTTCCCGCTTGTTCAGTTCCTTGTCCAGCCTGCTTTTGTAATAGTCCCGGTCTTTCCCCCAGGCCACAAACTCCAGAAACTCCTCTGCGGTCATATTTACAGTTACTTCCACGGTGCCCTCCTTACGGCGTGGCCGCTGCTATTCTGTCAGCTGCCATTTGTGCATAGTCGGGGTTGATCTCGCAGCCTATGAAATCGCGCCGCAGGCGCTTGGCCACCACTCCGGTGGTGCCGCTCCCGGCGAACGGATCCAGGACCGTGCCGCCCAATGGGCTGCCTGCTAAAATACAGGGTTCAATCAGCTTTTCAGGAAACACGGCAAAATGGGCGCCGCGAAAGCCGTTTGTGCTTACGGTCCACACGTCCCGCTTGTTCCGGCGGCCCGTCTGGTTTTCTCGGTTCCCGTGGCTCTCGCGCTCCACTTGGGCGCTGTTGTCGTGTGCCCGCCCGCCGGTGTAGGCACCGCCGCCGCGGAACGTCCTGGCGTTTCCCTTGGTTGATGTAACGGGTTCGCTGATCGCCGCCGCGTCGAAATAATAGCGTTCCGATTTGGAAAGCAGGAAAATATATTCGTGGCTCTTGGTGCAGCGATCCCGGACGCTCTCCGGCATACAGTTGGATTTGTTCCATATAATATCCTGGCGCAAATACCACCCGTCTGCCCGGAGGGCAAAAGCCAGCTGCCAGGGAACGCCGATCAGGTCTTTGTATTTGTAGCCCCGCGGCGTATGCTTTGCCGTGTGGCCGCAGGAATTACGGGTGTTCGGCGGCTGGCTTCCTGATCTGGTGGCGTAACTATCGCCCATGTTCACCCACAGGGTTCCGTCTGCCCGCAGAACCCGCCGGACCTCATGGAAAACGGAAACCAGCGTTTGCAGGTATTCCTCCACGCTGGCCTCGTTTCCGATTTGGCCCGCCGCGCCGTAATCTCGCAAATTATAGTAGGGCGGAGAGGTGACGCAGGTATGGACGCTTTCGGGCGGCAATTTCCGCAGTTGCTCCAGCGCGTCGCCCGTCAGGATTATTTCAGCCATTGGCGGGCACCTCCAGCAGCTTCTCCCATGGCCTTTCCATGGGAAACTCCGGGGCGCCGATCCAGCCCCATGTCCGTTCGTATTTCTCGGTCATGCTCTTGGCCAGGGCGGCAGCCTCCGCCGCCGTGTAAAACAGTTTCTTTCCGATGTCGTCCAGTCTGCGGTAATCCGGCTCCGGGAACCCATCTGGCCCCGTGAAAAGCAGGCTCACCTCTGTATATCCGCCGGCGAAAAATCCGCGCACCGCGCCCTTGCACACGCAGTATTCCATGACGGGCGCAGCGTGGCCGGGTATGTAATAGCGGTGTTCAAAGACGGCGTACATTTCCGTGCCGATCTCCGGCCTTTCAACTCTCGCCATTGTCTGCCGCCTCCAATTTCTCCGCCAGGGCCTCAATGGTGGCCGCCGCTTCCTCCAGTTCCGTGGCCAGGAGGTTCCGGCCAAAACGGTCCCGCTGGTGCATGGCCTCCAGGCGGAGGTCTGCGGCCTGCCGCTTATATGGGTTCGTGCTGTCGGTCTTAACCGGGCCGCTGCCGGTGTATGCCCGTTTCAGCCACCAGGTAGGGCTATTCCGTTCAGCTTGGTGGGCGCAGTTTTCAGCGTCGCAGTTCTCCGCGTCGCAGCTGTCACAAAATACCCGGTGGAAATCGTCGTCCCACGGGCCGGACAGGATAGGGAGGGCGCCCAGGAAGTCCCCCAGGGCCTCCGGGGAGGCCGTGATCCTTTCAAAGTTATTCACCGCCCGGCCTCCTCTTTGTGGAGGTCCACGCCCTCCAGGGCGTTCCACACGGCCCGCTCCCATTCCTTTGCCCAGCCGGAACAGGCTTTCCGTACTGCGTTAATCACAACAGCCTCGCCGTCGGCCCCCCACAGCAGGCGATCCTTGTCGATCACGTCCGCGCCGATATGCTCCGCCGGATCCCGCTCGATCATGTCCACCAGGTACAGGGGAACGCCCCAGCAGGCACCGCCGCCGGGTGGCTGGTAAATCTGGAACCCCTGCATAATCACCGGCACCATGGTGACCTCCTCGCCGCGGTCACCGCCGCGCCAGTGGTCCATATCGTCCGCCGCCGTTTCTCTCAAAACCAGCTGCGGCTCCGTGTCCTTAATGATCGACGTGGGCATATCTCGCTCCGGGATCATGCCCATGTGTTCCACGATGGTGGCCAGCACCTTGCGCGGCAGCAGGGCGCGGTTGGCCATGGCAAACCAGTGATCCGTGTAAATGGCCACGTCGTTGCCGGTGTTCAGGACGGTGTACCCGCCCGCTTTGTAGGCTCTTTTGATGGCGCGGATCAGCCCGCCCTCGTTAATCAGCATTTGAAACCCTCCTTTTATATAAGGTGCGGCATAGGCACCGGCCTTTCCTCCTTGTCGGCCCTCCACACCTCTGCGTCCCGTATTTCTGTCCAGTCACAGCCCCAAACCTCCGCCGCGTTCAGCAGGGCGGCAAAATTGGAACCGTGCGGCACCACGACGGTGCCATATTTCCGGCTTACCACTCTGGCGCAGCCGCTGGCCTGCCAGCGTTCCCGCCGTGCCCGCTCCGTCACAGACGTTTCATACTTGCGGGCGGCCTCGCGGGTTACACCCCGCCCCAGGCGTTCACCGTACATTCCCATGTTTCCATGGCCTCCTTGACTGCCTTGGAGTAGTCGGTGGAGGTGATCCCGCTGTCCCATGCGCTTCTCGCTCCGCCCTCGCCCATGTTGTAGGCCATGGCGGCCTTTTCGACGTTTCCATACTTGGCCAGATACAGGCCCAACTTGTAGCAGCCGCCCGCGATATTCCCGGAGGCGGTGGTGGGGTCCAGCCCCGTGGCCGCTTGGATCTCCGCATGGTAGGAACCGCCGGGGCCTGGGTTTAACTGCATGATCCCAACCTCACCAGAGGCGCCCACGGCGTCCATGTCGAAATTGCTTTCCGTCTGTGCCACCGCCAGGGCCAGAGGATAGGGGCAGCCGTATTCCTCGCAGTACGTCCTCATGTAGTCCTGCCATTCGTAGGGCATAGGAACCGCCAGGGAGAAATAACCCTGCGCCAGCAGCGCCTCCTCGATCTTTTCCGTTTCCTGCGGGTCCTCCATGTATTCCTCCTCCGCCGCCGCGGTGAACAGCAATTCCGTGGGCAGGATTGCCGCCGGGGCCGCCGACGCTTCCAGCGCGGTAGGTTCCGCCGCCGGTTCCTCGCTGTACGCCTTGGCCACCATGACCACGCAGACGGCAACGAACAGCGCCAGGGCGATAAAGGCCAGAACCTTATTGCGTCGGCGGGCTTTGCGCTCCCGCTCCGCCGCGCGGGCGGTTCTGCGCTCCTTGGCCGCCTTGACCTCCGCCGCGGCCTGTTTCAACTCACGGGCGGACACCGCCGCCCGGTAAACGGCCAGATCGTCCTCCACGGCAGAGATCCGCACCCCCTGGGTGGTCTGCTCGGTGGTGATGGCCGCCACGTCCTGCTCCAGCTTGTCCACGCGCCGCTCCATGCGGCGGGCGTATTTTTCGCCTTTCTGGCTCATTTCTTCGTTACCTCCTTTTTTCTGGTGGCCCGCCCGGTCACCTCGTAGGTGATACCGAACCGGCGGCGTCCGCACTCCGAACAGGTGATTTTCTCACACCTCTGCGCGACGGGTTTTACAGTCTTACCCCTGGCCGCCAGATCAACGGCACAGGGCTTACACAACAGCTTTGTCATTCGTCCGCGCCCCTTTCGTCAATATGGGCGGCGCACATATCAGCCTCATGCAGCCGCCACACCCATGGCGTTGCGTCCATGGCCGCGGACAGGTCCCGCAGGTCTGTACGGGCCGCCGTGTCATAGGCTCCCATGTGCCAGCGGATTGCCAGGGCTTCGTGATCCTCCAGCCGGATAAACCGGGCGATCTGGTACAGGCTCTTTTCTCCGTGCCCCAGCGGGAGGGGATCCCGGAACGTATATCCCAGGTAATCCTCCCACACGCCCGTTTCCGGGTTCCTGCGGCGTTTTCTTTCAATGTGGTACACGCCTGCCTTGCACACGTCATGCAGCAGCCCCAGGATCGCCACGGTTTCCTCCTCCTGCTCGGAGATGGGGGCAGGCCCCAGCGCGTCCCTGGGCGTCAGGTCGCGGATCGTGATTTCCCGCAGACGACGGTAAACGTTCAGGCTGTGAATAACCAGGCCACCGGGGAAAGCGCTGTGGTGCTTGGCTCCCGCCGGGGCCTCGAAAAAGTCCGTTTCATTCTCCAGCCGCTCCAGCAGTTCCTCCGCACCGGCGCGGTGTACGCTGGCCAGAAACAGATCCTTGAAATGTTGGGCCACGGTTTGCAGCCCGTTTCTCTCTAAAAAATCAGACATTTGCCGTTCCTCCTATGCTTCCGGGGCTTCGTTGCCCCAGGCGTCCCAGCCGTCAGCCCTCTGGCGGGCGAACATTTCCAGCCTGGGCACGTCGCCCAGCAGTTCCACGATCCGCTGTCTGGTTTCGTCCGGCTTCTTGCTGTGCCCCTCGAACGGGGCTTCTATAATCTGGTGGACATTGTGGGCGCGGATCTGCGTCTTTGCCTTAAATCCCGGCGTGACACCCAGCAGGCAAACCTCCGCATTTGCGCGGGTATAGGCGCCCATGCCCATGAAATTGCCGCCGTTCTTCCGGTTCTTTTTGACCCACACGAAAGCCGCGGTTTTGTATGTAAAGCCCCACGCCTCCATGACCTTTATGGCCTCCGTGATATTGGGGAACGTTGCCCACATAAAGCAGGCTGCCCCCCCCTCGGACGATTTCGCGCACCGGCAGGGCGCATATTTCCGCGGTGGTCATGGTTGGGTAATGCTTCACGGCGGTGCCGCGGGCCTTTGCGGTGGCTCCGGCCTGCTGGTATGCCCACGGCGGATCCGCATAGATCACGCTGTACTGTTTGGCGGGGAGGGGGATATGGTCAGGCATGGCCGTTCACCTCCCGCTTTCCGCTGGCGGCTTGATCTGCCACGAAATAAAGGGCCTCCACGTTTGAAAATGTCGTAGCCCGTGCCAGCCCCTCCGCCTCCGCAATCATCAGATCCGCGTCAAGCCCTAATATTCCAGCCGCAGCCCTGACGGCCTTTTCCGCCTCCAGGTATTCGTTGATTGCGGCCAGCTGCGGGGAGGTGTAGGCCGTCACCAGGGCCGCGGTCATGTCGTTACGCTCTGCCATGTGCCTGCCGCCTCCTCTCCATGGCGGTGGTGACTTCCTCCACCATGCCGCGCTCCCGCAGGCCCTCAACGGAAAGGCGGTGCGCCTCATGGTACAGCTGCCCGCCCGCCGCGTCGTGCGTCGTGATCGTCAGGATCGGGTGCCCCAGGGAGGAGGAAAGAAACGCTTTCGTGTGGCCGTCGTCCGTCGTCCATTCCAGCCAGTAGTCCGGGCGGCCATTCGCTTTCTGGAAATCCACGCGGCGCATACCCGGCAGGGGCTTGTATGTCGCCACCAGATTGTAAAGGCTGGTTTTGTTGGCTTTCAGCCTCAACACGGGGCCACCTCCGTTCTGTACCACTCCAGGATCCGTTTGGCGTACTTCTTGCGGATCCGCTTCTTTTTGGTGTGGCGGTAGCGGTTATAAAGCGGGCGGTTGTCAACCGACGCCCAGCGCAGCGCCGTTTCCATTTCCTGCTGTGCTGCCACCTCCGCCGCCACCCGCTGGATCCATCTGCAGAAACTGTTTACCGTGGTCAGAACGCCCGCCGTAATCTCGCGGATCGCCTTGGCCAGTTCCTCACAGTTTGCCGTGGCCTGCTCCATGTTTATGCCTATCTGCGGCACCAGCATAGTGTTTTCACTCAT